AAATAAAAGTCGTTATAACCTTCAGCTGCTTTACCCATAATCCACCCAGCTTTAGCCTGTGGAGTACCATCACCTAAACCAGTTATATTAGCAAGTGGAATATCTAATCCCATGCTAGCTAAGAATTCTTTAATTGGTCCAGCTGCATCTGCAGGTCTTGCCGTTAAAACAAATACATCTTTAGTCCCACGCTTGTCTGCTATAATCTTAGCTACATCTAAAAGTGGTCCTTTACTTCCTTCCATTACTTTACTAAACTCTGAGAAATCCCACTGAGCTCCTTCAGCTTCCATGTTACTTGCTTCTTTAGCAAATGTAGCAGCGTCAATCTTACCTACTTTGTTAGCGTTTATTCCCTCATAAACTACTTCTAAGAAATCACCAGGTAAAGGTTTTCCGTATTGTATAGCTTCAGTATTTATTTCATATAACCGACCTCCAAAATCCTTTTTATATTTAGCTAAACTTTCTTGAACTTGATCGTATGTTTTTTGTACTACGAAGTCTGGTAAAGATCTTTCAGTTCTAGCCCTGTTTCTTTCTAAGGCTGTTTCTAATGGTGTATTAGCTACAACCATATGTACTTCATAGCCTTTTTCTTGTAATGCTTTTATTTTTTTTGTAGTAGCGTTATATGAAGCACCAGTGCCATCAATAACCATACCGTCTCCATTAGCAGCGTACTTGTCAAACTTAGCTACAGCTGCTTTTCTAGCTGCTGCACCTAACTTAGATCTTGTTGATCTTTGCTCTGCTGTGTAATCCGACTCCTTAGCAGGTAGTCCAGACTCTGCTTTCATAGCTTCAAGAGCTATATCTTGATTAACTACTTTGTAACCTCTTCTACCAAGTTGTAGTCCTTTACCTACGTTTGTTTTTCCAGCGCCAGGACCACCAACCATAAATATAGCCTTTAATTTAGTAGAACCTTCACTAAAACCTCCTTCAACATTAGGCGTTGTATATAGTACATTGCTTTTAGTTCTAGCTAATGTATCGTCAAAATCAAATACTCTAATTTTTTTAACAGGTTGATCTAGTTTTCTAGCTAATTCTAAAGCTTTATCAGTTTTTTCTAAAGCGTTTATAGCTGTTTGTACAGTTATAGGTCTGTCGTACTTTATAGCATCAGGAATTAAATCGCTATCACGTTTTGAAGCTATTGACTTTCCTGGTACCAAAGGTAGAGATGCTTTTATTTGACTCGCAACATCTAAGTCTGGGTTTTTTAAACCTTCTAATATAGCCTCATTTTGAATACTAGAAGCTTGTAGTTTTTCGTTAGCATTATATTTATTGTATACTTTTGAATCGATACCAAACCCACTTTCTTGAGCTATAGTTTTACCTGTGTTAGGTTTTGTTATTACGTTTAAATCAATTCCAGCAGCTGCAAGTCTTGTTATAGGGTTGTCAAATATTGTTTGTCCTTCTACAAGCGTAGAGCTTAAATTGGCTTTATCAAGTTTTGTATCATCTTTTTTAGATAACTTTATTTGATAAAAGTTCTCTCTAACAGCATCCATCGTAGGCTTAACAGCATTGTTTTTTATTGCTAATATTAAATTAGCACCTATAACTGAAGCTGGTATAGTGTGTTCTTCTCTAAACTTTTCACCTGTATTATCACTAGCTTTACTAGCGTCTTTTCCAGCGTACTCAAATTTTGAAGACTCATATTTAAAACCAGCAGCTATCTTTATAGCTCCACTTGAAGCTTGATAACTAGACGTAATAAACAAAGCCGCTAATTCAATTGGCATCCCATTATTGTTTACAGCATCACTTAATATATTAGTGAAGCTTTCTAAAAATTCCATATTAACAGCTGACTGTTCTTGACCTTCTTTAGTAAAAGCATTTTTAACATTAACTCTCTTAGGAGCTTTTAAATCAGGATATTTAGAATCATTTTCTTTCGCTAAAGCTAAAGCATTTTGATAATTAGGATCTTTACCTCCATAATACAAACCCCCTCTAGCAGGTAAATCTATATATTTTCCATCTACTTTTCTCCTAGCAAAATTACCAAACTTTGCAGCTATAAAAACAGAACTAGGTATTTTAGCTGCTTTTATGTATTCGAGCATTTGAGCTTGTTTTTCCGCTCTATTTGAATCACTAACAGTTATTTTACCTTCTATGCCAATGATTTTTGCGGCAGAATTTATATCTTTAGCTTGAGTAACTTCCTCAAATAACTTTTTTAGTTTAGGTGAAATTTCAGCCTCTGTAGTTATTCTTTTACTAGCCATAGCTTTAGACTTACCGGCTGCTACATCTTGCTTAGCTTCTAGGCTTAAACCTGTATCAGATCTTACAATTTCATTAGTTACTAATTTACCATATAAACTAGCAATACCTTTTAAAGCTTGAGCTTGTGGTGATCTAGCATCAAACCCTTCAGCTTTTTTACCTTCAACAATACCAAACGTTTTTAAGAAATCAGCTTTACTAATCCCTTTGTTTAATTTAAATGGAGCAAGTCCAGCTCCTTTGCCTAATCTATCTTGTTTAGTATAAAAAGCATTAAGTAATCCTTTTGGCACGCCAGTAGATGTGCCTAAGAGCTTCTCTGTTGCAGCTTCTATAACCGCACCTTCTGGTAATATCTTTAATAATTTATCTGCGTTCTTATTGACAAATTGCTGAATAGCTGTAGCATCACCTTTCGATAGGTTAGCTGTAGCTACTGTAAGCTTTTTAACTGGTATACCCAATTCAGCTGCAATAATTTCAGGAGCTAAGTCACCAAGTTTTTTAAATGTTAGATTTTTAGGATCGATGCCTTTAATCTTCTCTTGTACTTGCTCTTTAATTTTAGTCACCGCATCGTTAGAAATTAACGAACTTGGCTTTATTTTTCTAGTAATAGGTTTTTCAGCAACTTCAGTTGTTACCTCTTCTGCTGCTATACCTCTAGCTTCAGTTACGTCTTCAGTAAATGTTTCACCTAAAACTCTTTGAGAAGCTTCAATAGCTCTAGCTGGTAAAAACTTATTTATATAAGCGGCTAATGGCACACCTGATTCAGGTTTATACTCTCTAATTAAATCGAATATACCACGCTTACCTGTTTCAATTTCATCAGTTAATAACTGACGATCAAAATTAGGCGCATCTCTTCTTTTTTCTACTATTCTATTTACTATAGGCTTAAATTGATCTATAATATCAAAAGCACCAGCTTCACCTTGCGTGTCGTATATTTCTTGAACCTTAGTAGATGCTATAACGCCTGTATCTTTTTTACTAGGTTTAACATCACCTAAGTCAACCTCTGTTTCAAGGCCCATATCAACTTCTGTTGGTGCTTTTATACCTACTTCAGCTCCTTTTGTAGCTGCTTTTTCAAGACCTTTAGAAAGACCTTTACCTTTTTGTATACTTCTATTATAATCTCTAACAAAATTTAATACATCTTTTCCAGTTTTAAACTTAACGTTTAAACCCATAGCGCTTAAAGCTCTACGTATAAAATCACCTATTTTAGTAGAGGCTTTTTCATTAAAAACTATATCACCATTAGCTAAACCTTCACTAGATAGAGTTAATACCTCTTCCATAGTATCTGCTTTAGATATATCAGCATCTTCAACGTACTGATTAAATCTATCTAAAAACCTAGAGTTTGTAAATGTTATGTCTTTACTGTTTTTTAATTCTTCTAAAAGAGATGTACCTAAAGCTATCGCGGCTTCTGGATTATTTTTTACGGTTTCATACACTAGAACATGGCCAATTTCGTGACCGCCACTGTCCATGACGTTATCTTCAGCAGCTGACTCTTTGTTTAGTATTACTATTTTTTTACCATCAGGCATAACAACAAAGCTGCCATAGTCTTGAGAATTTTTAACATCTACTTTTCCGCCTTGCTCTTTTAAAGTTTCTATAGCAGAAGCCATATCAGCTTCGTTTTCAAAAGTTTCAAAGCCAGTTCCAACTTGCTCTGCTATGACCTTTGCTCCCTTTTCTACTTTAGCAGTTTTATCAGCTACAATTATATCATTTAACTCTTTGTCTATCTCACTAAGTCTTTCTGACTCTGCTTTTGTTAGACTAGAGTTGTCTACCTGCTTTATAGTATTTTTTAACTTTTTTTGTTCTATCATTAAATCAACTATTGCTGGTTGATTTTCTACGCTTATACCTAAAGGCTTTAATCTATTAACAGATCCTTGAACTTCTCTAGCTCTCAACTTAACATCGTTAGCTTGATCTATAGTTATATCACCAACCTCAACTTGCTTATCTGCTTTAGCGTCTATAGCACTTAATGATCCAGGGATTTGTGATATTTTAATTTCAGCTTCAGATGTTGGTGTCTCTGAGTTAAAAGCTTCTATAACATTATTGGAATCAGATGTTTTTAACTCCTTGTTTATATTTAAGTTTGTAATACCAGACTTAACAGCTTTAACTGCTTGAGCAGAGTTAATTGGAGCTCCGTAAGTTAAACCACCACCAACTCCTTGTATAAAAGAATCAGCTACGTTTTCAAATGGATCGACTCCATTTATCATATTTTGAGTAATAGTAGTAGCAACCTCCTCAACGCCCTCACCAACCATAGAAGCTGGTGCTCCAAACTTAGTTAAAGCAGATCTATACATATCTACAAGTCCTTGTCTAAATATCTTTACGCCTTCTTCTTTACCTTCTTTTATTAATATATCTTTATAGACTTTACCTATAGTACCAGTTCCTATAGAGCTAAATACACTTTCAGCCCCTGCTAAACCTAAGCCTTTTATAATATTTTCTGCTTCAGATTGTCCTACATTTTTTTCTCTTTGTTCTTTTATTTCTGGACCAGCAAAAGCTATTGTACTACCAGCAGCTAGTTTACCTGTGCTAACAGCAGCACCCCCAATCATCATAGACATACTTACTGGTGCACTTTCAGCTAAACCGCTAGCTAATTGCTTAAAACCATCTACATAATTACCTTCTTCGAAGTTTTTGTAGATACCTTGGTGATCATAGTTGGCTTTATTGTATATGTCTTGTGATTCTTGAAGTTTAGCACTTTCTGCTTCATAAAACTCTAACACAGGGTTTTCTAATCCAGTTTTTTCTTTAAATTTTTCAGCACTAGCTTCAATGTCTAAGCCAGTAGCGCTAGCTAACAAGTTTTGAGGTAAAGCAAATAAGTCGTATATAGTTTCTGGAACAGAAGCTATCATTTCACCTAAAGTCGTACTTCCTTTTTTAAAATCAACTAAAAGTTTTTCACCAAAAGACATTATGGCTATTTCTTTTTCTTTAGCTTTAGTCTCTTTAGCTGCTCTTTGATATCCTTCCCATAAAATATTCTCTGCCTCTCTATCTAATTCTTTTATTTTATCTTCTGGTGATACCGAAAAACCATCTTCCAATGTTAATTCCGTAGGCTCTGGTGCTGGTTGTGGTCCTACCGACGGAGCACTTGCACCCACTGCACCGTCTTCTGTCTTTACTGGCTCGACAGAGGTTTCAACAACTTCTTGTTTGTTGTTCTTTTTCCACTCTATTACTTTAGCTTTAATCTCATCTACAGACAAACCTTGATCTTGTAGTGAAACTACGTAAGTTTCTAATTCGTTCATTTAACTTAATTTAATTCGTTATCTTTCAAAAATTTCTGAGCTTTAGCTCTTTTAGCTTCAGCTAAATCAAACACCGCAGCGTCTGCCTGAACCGTAGGAAATTGGTTCGTAGTAAATTGTTTCAGATAATTATTCATAAAGTATTCTTTATATTTCTTTTCAAATAAAACTTTTTTATCTTGCATTAGTGGCAAGTCTTCTGTGTAACTCCAAGAGCTAGAACCAGCATTAGCATTCTGAGCCATCTGATCGTCCTCTTCAACACTTGTACCTTTAGATATATAAACGTTCCAAGCTGCAACAGCGTCTTGCTCAGAGCTCATTAAGCCAGCAACCTCAGCGTTTATAAATGGAGTTACTTTCTTTTCGATTTTATCTAAATCGTATTTAAGTGTGTTTCTACCTTTTCCATTCCCGATGTCTATGATCTCATAATCAGGAGTTCCATCAGGATTCATAATTACATATTCTTCAGTTATTTTAGCTCCAGCTGTAAGCTGTCCGTTTTCACCAACCATATCAGGAGAAAATACACCAACCTCAGTTAATAATCTTAACATATCTTTATTAATATCTGGAGTAGATGCTACAAGTGAAGTGTTTGACTCGTTTAAAGCATTTAAAGCTGTATTGTTTATTACTAATGGCTCTTCAAACGCGGGTCCTATAAAGACAATCTGTTGAGCTCCGTTTGGTAGTAGATCTAAATAAACGTTATAACCATCAGACTTAGAGAATCCTGGCTTAGCAGTCATAACACTGTTAGCAGCTGTGTATTTAAAATTATTGTTAGGATCAAAGTTTGGATCATCTGTTACGCTTAATTCAGCTAAAAGAGAAGATAAGAAGTCTAAAGATAGTTGTGGAGCTTCTTGTAAGTGCTTAATTTCAGACAACTCGTAAGCGCAAGTTTCATCTTGACAGTTATTAGAGTCTATAGCTAGCTTTAATTTAGCATAAACTCTACCTGTATTTCTATACGCGTTTTCTAATAATCTAAAATTATAATCACTAGTACTAGATGTAAAACCTTCACTATAAGCTATAGCATCACTTTCGTTGAACTGCTGTAAAAAAAGGTTTTGATTTAAGTTTTTTTCCATTTTGTTTTTTTAATTATCCTTTCATCATTCCACCGCCAATAGACGCTAAAGATCCAAACATACCAGTCATAGCACCTGTTTGATCTGCTTTAGCTTGCGCTTGGTCTTGTTTTGCACCCATTAATTCTGCATAAGTCCTATCTATTTGTGCTTGCTCTCTACTTTCAGTAGCACCAAAAACAAATTGTTTACCCATAGCTTCGGCTTGTTGAATACGTTGCTCTTCAGCCATCTTAGCTCTTTGCATTTGTTGTTCTCCAGCTGCTCTTTTATCTTCGTTGGTTTTTTCTTGTTGCTCTATGCTATCTGCAACACCTTTTTTAGATTTCAAAGCAGCTTGAGCTAAGGCTGTAGCTCCACCAGCGCCGGCGCCAGTAGCTTTTATAGTGTCCAACGTATTAGCTAGTGAAATATCGGCCTCTGCAATTTTTGTTTCAGCAGCTCCTGTTGCTACTGATAAATTAGCAAAAGGATTACTTATCATACTACTTAAACTCGTAACGTCTTCGTAAGGATTTATAACTTCTTGTCTATTGCTTTCTAACGTGTGAAGTTTATTTGCTAATCTACGTTTTTCAGCTTCGGCTGCTCTAGCTGCTCTTTTAGCTGAAGATGATCCTAAAAACCCTCCTATCATAGATGAGCCTAGTCCTATAACTGCTCCTGCTCCTAGTGTCATATCTTTATATTTTTATTATTCATTTTAATACTTGTTTTTAATATAATTAAAATACATGTGTTATAACTTTTCTACCGAAATAAGCTTCCATTTTCCTTTTACTTTCTTCCAGTTTTGTTTTATTTTTTCGTAATTATATAGTTTGTTTAATGAATCTTTTCTATTCCCGCATCCACAAGGAACACCAGTAACTTCAGAAGCTAATTCTACTGCTTTTTTTAGTCCTGTTACTGTTGTTATTTTTTCAATTGTATCACCTAGTCCTTTAGATTTCATTTGTAATTTTTATTAATATCCGCTATTTCTTGTGTATTTAGAGTTTACAGAAAACAATTCTTTAACACCTTCTGGATCTGTAACCCCATCTGTTTGCATTGTTACAGTTATATAGTTTCCTTTAATTCCGCTTATTTGGTCTCCAAAAGCTACTTCAGCTTCTGCTGGAGTACTGTTGTTTATTATATTAGCAACATATTTATTTTCTTTTCTATTAAAACCAGCATAGTTCAATGGTGGGTATAAAGTTGCTGGGTATTCATTACCATAATTGTCGTATGCTCCAACTGTATAACTTCGTATTAAAGCAGATTTATCATCTGTAGATATCCACCCGGTACCGTCATTTTCTACATTTGGACCTGAACCAGTTGGGTCAGATACTATATTATTAACTTGCCAACCATTTGTTCCTTCATAACCAATAGTATAAAAAGACTTGCTTTGTTCTGGCTCTGAGTTTAACACAAAGGTTATAGACGACTGGTAAGTCGTACCGTAAAATGTAGTTGGTCTAATAGCATAATGCTGCCAAAGACCAGCGTTTTTAATGGTATATGTTTTATTTCTTAAGCTAAATATTTGATCTGGCTGGTAATTAAAGAAACTAACCCAACCTTTTACTCTTTCGTCAAAAGATAAGGTTTGATAGCTATTATCTTGTAACTGTATGTTTTTTTGAATAGAAATAACATATTGTTTGTTATGTATATCGTAACCTCCTATTAGTCTAGCTGGAAAAGAAGGAACTGAAAACGAGTTTATTTTGTCTCTAAAATAATCAACCATTCCAGCTGCAGATATTTCTGTTATTCCATTATTAGAAAGTCTAAGTATTACATTTTTGTTTGCATCTGAAAAATACTTTTGATAACCATATACAGCGAAACTTTCTGGGTTTTTACTTATGCCATAATCGCCAGCATAAGGTTGAATAGCGCCTATAACTAAATTTGAAGAAGTCACTACACCTCCACCTTCAGCTGAGTATATAGCGTCTTTATCTATTAATGCTCCACTGACTTTTCTTTCTTGAAATATTATTAACCTACTGTCTTCAGCATAAAGTTTTTGTATTGATCCATTAGCTGGATCAACTGACTTTATTATATCTTCACCTACAGAAAAAACATTTGTTCTATTTATACCCGTTCTCGAGTTAAATATGCCAGAGTATATCAAAGAGTTTATTCTGTTAGATGCATTTGGTTCTTCTTCTACTAAATAAGCTTTTACTCCAAAATCAACTGTCGTATTATTGTAGCCACCTCTAATTCTAGATTCTTCTATAGCCCAGTTTCCTGTACCTGTTAAGTTAGATCCTGATCTGGTATAACCACCAATACTTTGAGGTATACCAAAAGAGCCATTCCAAACTGGTTTTTCAGGTGGATTACTTATAGTCTTTTTTAATACAAAAGTGTTAAAATATTTTACTTCTACTACTGCTCCCATAGTTAATTATTACTTGTTTGTTTTAATATTAACAATATTACTATGTACATGTTATATTGCCAATTGTAGAACCACACGAGTTTCCACCGCCGCCAGGGTAAGGTTGAAAGCTTGTTGGTGTATAAGGATATGTTCCGTCTCCTATTTGAACTGGACATTGAGGTGTTAGACACTGTGTAAACGACTGAGCCCAACAAATACCTCCGTCTGCGAAGTTTGATGATATATTTAAACTAGAATCATTCGGTGGGCTTACAGGATCTCCAACCATAAAAACAAGCGTATTGAAATTATAAATCCCACCACATTGCGTTCCAAACTGGTTAGTCCATCTAAGAAGGTCTTTTCCAGTATAAAACCTAATTGGAGTTCCAGCTGCAACAGTAGACCAATCTATACCTGTCTGAGGGTTTCCGCCAACATAAGAACTTGGTCTAATTTTTATTTCAGCAGTACTTCCACCTCCTGGTTTATAATATTGTACTTGAGCGTATTCAGACCAAGCTCCATTCTGGTAAACCTGAACTCTAGAACCTTTATAAACTCCAGCTTCACTTAGATTTCCTGCTTGTATATTTCCGTCTGCTTCTTGACTGCAATAACTCCATATATTAGCTGTAGCATTATAAAAATCTAGTGTATCAATTAAAAACACCTGGTCTGCATCGGAGTAACTTCCACTTACTAAACTTGTAAAATTAGCAGTTGCATCAATTAAATTACCAGGTTTTGATCCAGTTTTATACCGCCATTGCCTACCATCTTCACATGGGGTTTCTATTTCTACGTTAAAAGTACAAGAAGAAGCTATTGTAGATAAAGAACCAGCTCCAGGCTCACCTTGCGCATCTTTTAATGTTACTTCTATGATATATTCTCCAGATGAAGTTGTGTCTTTTGTTATATTTAAAGAAGCTATATCATCTGTACCTTCCGCAGGTGTTACAGGTGTTGCTGTAAAAGGTCCAAATTCTAACGGAGTAGTTGGGTCAGTAACATTGTACTGTATCATTTCCCAAACTAAATCTTGACCAGCTAAATTTTTAACAGCTGGGTTTTGACCTGAAGCTTCAAAATAAGCGGAACCATTTTCACCTTGTATTTGTGTAATAAAAGTATCTTCTATATCTACTACCAATGTTTGCCCATCAGGACACGTCGTAATAGCTGGTGTTATATTTATTAAACTAGCTGTTTCAATAAACTGACTAATAGTACCATCTGTTGTTTGTGCTGAAAATGTAAAAGTGAAATTTCTAGGAGCTGTATCAACTCCAAACCAAAATAAACTTTTTGTTTTTATTTGGTAAGTTCCATTATTAAGAGAGTAGTCAACTTCAAAATCGCTAGACCTATCTACGTTGTTATTGTCTAATACGTTTAGCAAAGAAAAATCTACTATATCAGCTTGAGCTACTTGAGATCCAAAATTATTAGATAAGTAAAAAGGGGCGCCATTTATAATAGTTCCTATAATAGCTTCTTCAGTAAAATTAGGCGTTGTCCAGCCTTCTAAGCTAGAACCTCCAAGTGATTGATCTAGTATAGCTGTGTTTAAATCACTAACTAAACCACTTGTAGATGTTTCCCAAAATATATCTAACAAAGATTCTACCGGCGCTGTTTCAAAAACTGCTAAATTTTGTATTGTAATTGGTGCAACTTGTGGAGAAAATAAAAGTAAAGTATCGTCAGCTAATGTTTGAGCTTGATTTACTGTAACTGTAGAAAGACCAGCATTATAACTAACCACAGAGGTTTCTGCTAAGATACCTGAACCAGTTACTATATCGCCTGGTTGAGGAACTGGTCCAGATAAATTATCTATTATTATATCTACATTAGCCGTAACAACACCATCTACAGTCGCTCTAGTAACGGTTGATGCAACTCCAAATTTTGTAGCCGTTGATATTCTACCTATTAAAGGGTTTGACTCGTAGAGATAAAATTCTTTATAACCTGCAACTGGATAACCAACAGATAAAGGATCTAATCCAAATAAATCATTCATATTAGCTATAGAACTAACTATATCTGAAACTCTTCCCGGGTAATATTGGGTATTAATGTCTCCAGTTCCAATGCTAGAATCTAAGTTTTCTACTCTACCAAAAAGCTCTTCAGAACTTCTAAAAAGCCTCTGCAGTGGACCAACTTCGTTTAAGTCTCTAGGTACTTTATTTATGTTATCATTAAATAAAACAGTGTGAGATGTTTTACCTATCTCTAAAGTGTTTTGTTCTGGATAAGCAGCCATTACGCCTGGTAAATACACATTATAATATTCCTGCTCTGTTTGTTTTACAACTATTTTATAGGAATACCAACCAAGAGGATTATAATCTGAACTAGTAGAGTCACCATTATACACTCCTGGCCAACCAGTAGCATAATTTGGTGCTATAGGATGTATTGGACTATTAAATAAAACTTTTAAAGAATCACCACGCCATTCGGCTGGATTTACTCCAGCTGTCCTATATGGAGAGTATATTGTAGAGCCTATATATTCTTGCCCATCAACTATCGCACTAGCTAAACTGCTTGAAAGTATAACAGAAGATTGTCTACCAAACTTATCAGATAAAACAACTCCAACTTGATAATTTCTATTTTCTTTTAACGAGTGATTTGGATATTCTATTGTACTAGTATTATACTCTACATCAGAATTAGGTGTAAAAAGAAGTAAATCTCCACTAGCTAAAGTAACGTTATTAGAAAATGTCATAGACAAAGTACCAGAGTCAAAACTAACTACTATTGTTCCAGCTGGTATTACAGCGCCAACGGCGTCTGAAGTAACAAAAGATCCTGTAAAAATACTACCAGTTACATTAGTGTAATTTATAGTGTCTGTATTTACAAAAGTTCCATTAACATCTAGAGTTCCGTTTTTTAAACTAAAATTTGCTTTTTCAGAAGCGTTTACATTGTAATCTAAAGTAGAAGGTGGAGTATGTTTATCTTGAAAATTGGAGTAAACAACTCTATTACTTATTATTTCTTGACCAAAAGCTTTAACAGGTATTTTATCGTACACTCTTATTAGCTCGTTTTCTGGTAAAGTTTTAAAGGGTTTTTTTGATTGATAATTGTAAATATAAAAATCTGGTTCTCCTATGGTTAAAGCGGTCGAGTCTGTTAGTGTTTGAGCTACGCTCATTGTTATAGTAGAAGTGTCTTGATCGAAACTAACCACCTTAGTGCCATCAACTATGTCTTCACCAGAAACTATACTACCTTCTTGTATTCCACCAACTATATTGTCAACTACTATATCGGTAGTAGCTATTGGATTTCCTACAACACTGCATGTTGCTGATTGATTATATATAGCACTTATTGGTATAGTATCTACAACTTTAACAGCTGTTTGATCTGATTCCTTATATAGTATGTCTACTTCAGTAACTTTTAAATCTTCCTGAAACAAAGTATTTTTAGATTCCAAAGGTATTCTAAGAAGTATTTTATCTACTTTGTTTTCAACAAATTCAACTATTGTTGTTCTGTAAGCAGCTTCCTCATCTTCCTCTAATACACCTGTTGAAGCCGGTGTTTTTTGCATAAAATAACCATCTTGCTTAGGTATAAAAGCTATTTGAGTGAATGGAGCAAACACTGAATATTCTCCATCATCATATCTAAATCTATAGCTAAACCTAATAAACCTATCTTCTAAGTAGCTAGGATCTCCATTGAAAGTAGATTCATAATAAGGGTTTGCGTTGAAAACTAACTCACTATTGTTTATTAGAGTTTGGGCTTGATTAACAACTAAAGTGTTAGTTGATAATGTAAAAGAAACAACAGTAGTTCCAGCAGCTACATTAGGTCCCGTAACAACAGATCCTACAGGTATAGAACCAACTATATTATCTATAATTATGTTAACAGAAGCAGTTACAGCTCCATTAGTTAATGCTTCTCCGCCATCTGGATAAAACTTAGAAGAAACATCGTACATTGTAGTTTCATACTCTTTCTCTGTAATAGAAGTTCCTAATTGACTTTCTTGCCAAAGCTCTATTGATTTGTATGGGAAGTTTTTAGCTACAGATATTTGCTCTTCTTTAGTGTAATAACCAGGAACTTCAGAAGCAGTTTTTACATTTATTTTTCTAGGTTGATTTCTATTATCTGTCCAAAATAGTAATTCTTCAAGGCAATTAACACCGTATATAGGGTTTGACTGTGAAAAATTTAAAAAAGCCCCTGAAACTAATAAAGTACTTTGATTAGTTAAAGTGTTATAAGAATATATACCGTGTGTTTTAGTAGGATCGTATGTTGGTTGATCTGGGTTTTCATCTAAATAATTAGTTACAAAAATATAAACAATAGAAGATTCCTCGTTTGCAAAATAACCAATAGCTTTGGAATTGGGTTGAAGAGTAGTTAACAACTCGTTTCCTAATATGTTTTCTAAAGCACCAACACTTTCTCCTTCTGATCTACTGACTTGAATATTTACAGCGTTTCTATATTCACCTTTCGGTAATATTCTAGCGTCTAGATCTTTATTCATTCTAGACTTTAAAAAATTATTATTAGCTTGTGCCATTAAATTTTAGTGTTTTATCCATTTAGACTTACCTCTCATTACTTGAGTAATTTCGTCAGTTTTAATATTAGATAATCTTATTTTAGCATTTCTTAACTTAGCAGATCTTTCTCTCTTGAGTCTTTGAACTACATACTCAGGTTGATTAGCACGTGTAGATATTATAGCATGCAATATGTGTGCATATAAAGCTTCCTCTGCCATCTTTGGTATCTTAGTATCTGTATCATATGCTAAGCCATCAGATATATACTCTAGTGTAATTAAACGGTTTACTAAGTGACTAGAAAAAGATATTTTGCCTTCGCGTTCGTTTAAATTAAACCAACCGTTCATTTGTGAGTATTGAGGGTCTAGCCCATATAGCTCACCATAATTTCTATAACCAATCCACTCACCGTTTTGGTTCCAGTTAAAAGCGAAATCATTTATACCAGATAAACCTGCATTGTCTAATAAAAAATCTTGAGCGTTGCCCTTGTGCCATCTTTCTTGAGTTATCGATGTACCTTCAATGTCTGACCCAAAGTTATCTTGCGTTGGAACTCCTTTTTCGTCTTGTATTTGAGTGTAATAAGGACTTATTGTTAAATTGTTTGTAGGATAAATAATATGCTTAACACCTAACTGATCAATCCAAGATGCTCTAACATAGTTAACGTAGTCTTGCGGTAAAGCTAATGTTAAACTAGCTGGTATTGTTAATTCAGCTGACTTAATACTTTTTAAAGTGTCATAGCTAAACTCTTGTAAACCTCTTTTAGCGTGAAATATTAAATCAGTTCTTTTAACACTAGAAACTAATTTACCAGCGCCAACATAAGCGACTTCAAAGTTATTTACAACATCGTCTAAGGTTATATAAGAATAGCTTCCGTAATTATCTTCTACAACTTGACCATACGCTTTTTCAGCTTCTGTTTGACCATAAAGTCCACCATCTAGTTTTTTTAACTGAACAACTATATATAAACCAGTGGCTGGTGCTATTGGAAAAGTTATTATATTTCCAATAACAGTATACTCTGTAATATACTCAGAATATGAACCAGGTATGCCAGTACTGCTCGTATATAGTTTAAAATTATTTAAAGCATAGTTTATATTGTTTGGATCAAAATTACCCAATACTAATTCTGTATCAAATGTAGTTTTAAAAGCTACTGTAGTATTATCACCTCTAAAGCCTTGAGCGCCTTGATAATATTGTTGATTTGTTTCAGTTATTAAACTCATTTATTAGCTTTTTTCGTTAATTTCTTTTTTAGCAACTTCTTGAGTAGCAGCTTGGACTATAGCTGGGTCGTTTATAATTACACCTGAATATTTTAATATCCTCATTATAATATTTGTCTGCTCCGTAGAATCTAACTCAAAATCTCTAGAACCAGTGTTTGGTATTACAGTATCATCATAAGGAGAAAAATCATATATATATTGCCCTAAACCACCTGTAGTAAAACCCCATATTGGATTTAGTGGTGTTCTTACGAAATCTATGCTTATAGAACCTGAAGTATCAGTTATAGTATTTGGACTTATAAAAAGCCTATTGTTTTCCAGTAGATAAGTAGGGAATCTTTCTGTTGATTTTGTTAGTTTAGATTTTTGAATATTATAAAAATCATTTCTTTGAAGTCTTTGTAATTCAACAGATTCACCGTTGGTTGGTTTGTAAGTTACAGCGCCTAATCTACTCAAGTTTACGTTTTGAGAGAATATATCAACATTCGGTAGTGTCCAGAAAGGATATGCTGTAGCATTGTCGTAAGTAGATACACCAGATGTTTTAAATATAGATATTTTTTCATCTATATTCAATGTTCTATCGGAATAGTCTGTATCTGTTTGAGGAACTCTAAGTTGTTGGTTTAAATCTTCAAAATATTTTTCAAATATTTCAAGTTGCACTTGAGTGGCAATATCATTAAATTCTTGTGGAGTTATATAGCCTCTTTGTTCTTTGTTTAATATTAACAAGACCGTTTGATACACCGTATTTATGTTTACCGCCATTTTTTATTTTTTATTATAATATATTGGAGACTACTTGCGTAGCCTCCGTTATATTAGTATTACTTGTTTTTATAGTTTTTTATCTATAGACTTATAGATTTCTACACCTTCGTCAGTTTTTAAGAAAGCCGCAAATGCAGAATAAGGGTTTTCGTCAAATGGTACGTTCATTAATTTTCTACCGTTTGATCCCCATGTAAATGTTCTTTGGTCTTGAGATAAGTTAATTATACCTGCTTCAGATGCTCTAATTGCAAAATTACGTAGCATAACGTTTTCGTCATTAGCTAAGTTAATAAACAATGCAGGATTGTTTCGAGCGAATAACAACAAATCTCTTTTAAGTTCTTTAGAACTCATAGTGTTTACTTGAGATCCTTTTTCAACACGTAAGATAGCCTCAGCTTGATCTATGTCCATGTGTCTAGCAGCATTTAAAGCATCAATTTGAAGATCTAAAACATCTAGTTCGTCTTCAGCAACTGCAACTGCGCTAAACTCTTCGTATATCCTACCTTTTAAAGGGTGGTATATAGATAGTAGTTTTTGTAGATTCTGCTGTTCTTTTGGTACTTTTAAGTCTCCATTAGTAAATCTAATATGACCCATAGTACATTCTCCTTTTTGTTCATCTACAAGTGGAGAATCTTGATTCGTTGCATATCTTATCTCCCTCTGTTTTCCAGACTCTTTATCGAAATAAAGTAACGAATGTTTTCTTGTATGTTTACTAGGTATAGTTAGAGTTAAGGGATTTTTATTACCTTTTAAATAGTAAACTCTATCTTTAATTTCCCACGTTGGTTTTGTGGGTTTGATTGGTGCAGTTTTAACTGCTACCTCTTGAGGTGCAACCTCAATTGTTTCTGCTGTAGCTTTTTTAGCCATAATATAATAAAATTAAATAGTTGAAAATTGTGACAATAGCCATAGTATATAAATAGTAATAGGCTAATGTCATATAAAAAACCCCCGCCCGAAGGCAGGGATTATTATTAATGTTGAATCAATTAGATTCCTTTGAAAAGTACAAAGTTGTTAGCAGCTTGAGTTACTAAACATCTTTCAGATAGGAAGTTTACTTCCATAGCATCAAGAGTTGAAGTATAAGCTCCACCAGCAGAACCAGTTAACCAAGACTTCATACGACGATCATCAGCTTGTGAAGCTCTGTATCGTACGTGTAAGAATGGTCGACGAATGTTAGTTCCTAAGATTTGATCGTAAACTGTAGAAGTTCCAGCAGGTACTAATACACCTTCAACGGAATTGATACCTACAATACCTCCACGAGTAGAAGCGTCATTTAAGTATTTCCAGTCAGTCTTATAGAAATCGTAAGATCCTCTACGGAATCCGCTAAATCCTAAGTTCAAAGCCATTTCTTCTGAATTTTCAAATAAACCAAAAGCAGTACCACCAGCGTTTCCACCAGAAATTGCAGCTAGCATATCATCAAAATCTAAAGATGTTTGTCTTTGTAAGAATAACATGTTTTCTTCAATAGCTCCTTGAGTATCTAAATTCTTAAGGATAGCATCAAATTCATCAAGTCCAGCAGCAGCAGTAAATCCTACTTCTACGTTACCACGAGTTTGGATAGCAGAGAATAAACCTTGTGTTCCAGGGTTTGTTCCAAGCGTACCAGCTACCTGGTTGTACTCACCTTCTACCATTGACATTTCTAAGTAATCTTCAAAACGTAAACGAGTTTCAGATTCAGCTTTTAAATACCATAGGTAACCAGATGTTCCGTCTTCAGTTGCAACTTCAACCCATCCGATTTGTGCCATATCAGAACCAGATACTGTATATTGGTTACGGATAATGATTGGAGAGTTAGAATATTGTGTGAAAGAAGGATCAACACTTACTCTTGTGTTAGCGTTTTGAGCACCAGCTCCTGCAGCTACACCAGCTAAGTTAGAACCTTTTGCGTAATCAGAACCATATACAAAGATCTTAAGACCTGTTGCAGTGAATCCTTGAGCAATAAGTCCAACGTTTGTATAAGATTGGTAAGTTACAGTTCCAGCTACACCTGTAGTTGATCCAGTAATATATCCTTTATCTTCTAATCCAGTAGCAGGATCTAATACAACGATTGTATCAGAAATAGAAATTACATTAGTGTCAGCAGCTCCAACAGTTAAAACGTTGTCAGTAGCACCTGGTCCACCACCATCTGCTCCAGAAGCAACGCCTGCGTAAGAGATGTGTAATCTATTTTGTTCAGACCAAATTACTTGATCAGAAGTCATTGGCATTTCAGCCCCAACCATACGTAAGAATCCAGATAGAGTTCTGTTTCCGTAACGCTCTACTTCTTGTTCGTAGATTTCAGGTAAGTACTGTTGTGCGAAGTCATTTGCGCCATTGTTAAACTGTAAGTAGTTAGATGGCAACAAAGCTTGTACTTGAGATGGGACAATAGACCCAAATTGAGGAGTTAAACTCATAATTGTTTGTTTTTTTAGTTAAATTTTCTTGTTTTTATTTTTAATTTCGAAGAATCACTACCTGAAATAGCTTTAACTTTAAACCCGTTTACAAACACATCACCTTGTTGAGACCTAGCTTTGGTGTCACTTAGGTTTTTTGATTTGCTCATAACGTCTTTAACGGCGTCAGCTTTTCCTTGCTCATAAAAATGAGAGGCAATTTTATCTACGTTGTCAGCTGCATACATAGCTTTGTGATAACCTTTCGTGTCACTAACATTACCATCAGAGTCTAGGAACTTCCCGACAAGGTTGTTAATATTTGATTGGTTTTGTGCAACTTTTTCACGGTTTTGAATGTTGTACTTATAGCTCTTGTCACCGACTTTGATATCGAAACCTTCGAAACCATCGTTGAAAAGTTGTTTAGTACTTTCTTGAAACCGCTTGTGTTGTTGCTCAGCTACTTCTTGCTGCTTGTTATATCGGTTGAAAAAGTCCATTGCTTTTTGAGAATCAGGATTTACGTTTGATCTCAACTTGATTTCATCGTAATATTTGCTTTTCGTTTCCTCTAAAAAACCTTTTGCTTTTGCAACTTCTTCTTTAAACGCAAGTTTTTTCTTACGTATATCTCTTTCCTCTTCTAGATCTTCGTCATAGTCAAAATCTTCTAAAAGAAGTTCAACATCTGAATTATCTAAATAAGGTTTATTTTTTTTGTAATACTCTTTTAACAATGTTTTTTCATCTACATTAGAGTAATCGGCATTAAGCCTCGTGTAATCTTCAATTGTTCCACCAGTTTCTTCCATAAAGCTAACTAGTTTTTCAATGTTTTCAGGTAACTGTTTACCTAAAACTTTTTCATCTCTTAGAGCTTCTTTAACTTCAGCTTCTACTTTAGCTACTTCAACTTCTTTGATTGGTGTAAACTCTTCAGCATCTTTGACGGGCTCTTGTACTTGTTCTCCCACCTGAGTGCTATCTCCGGATGGTTCTTCCACAAGAACTTCCTTTGTTTCTCCGATTTGAATGGCATCTTCTTTTGGTATTACCACCTTGGTAACCTCTGCTGGAACCTCTACTAAAGGTTCTTTGATGTTAACTTTAACAGGTTCACTGCTTGGTGTTGTTAATTTTTTTGGAGTTTTCTTTTTAATTTTAAACTCACCTTCCTGCTTAACAGGTTCATTTGTTTTTACTTCTGACATAATATAATATAATTAAATAATTGTTTACTTTCTACATGAAAGCTTGCATACCCATATCGGGTTCGTTTTCAAAGTCCTTAGGTAAGCTATCGTTTTGACGTTGGCTTATCATTTCACTTTGTTGTGTAGCTTCCATTTTGCTACGTTTATCTTTTCTATCTTCTATAGCTGCTTCTTTTTGCTGTATAGCTTGAACTTCGATTTGCTTAAGCTGCATATCGTATTCAAACTTTTGCTGCATTTTAATTTTTTCTAAATCAGCTGCTATTTGCATTTTGTTTATTTCCATTTGAGTTCTAGCTTGTTCATATTGAACCTTAGAACCTGATATAGCTTCTTGTTTTTGAACTTCAGCCATTGCTGTTTTTTCAGCAGTCTCCGCTTGTGCAGCTGCTTGAGCTTGTATATTAGCTTGTTGATTAGCTTGATCTTGAATAGCTTTTTGCTTACGCTTAACTTTAAGCATTTGGTTAGCTAGTTTAAGATTTTTAATTTGTCTTAAATCTATAGCGTCTTCAAGGTCTATGCCGCCTTGACCCAATGCAGCCTGTATATTCTCTTCTAACTTAGCTTGCTCTTCATCATCTGGCTCTAATTCTAAGAATATACCAAAGTCATATAAGTTTAAATCAACAACTTGCTGTAGTGTTTCAACATTAAAAGTTGATATAGAGTTTTTGAGAGATTCAGCTGTTAATGGGAAATATAAAGCATCTGCTATTTTAAGAGACACGTTTTCTGCTAGCTTTAACGTAAGATATAAACTAGCTTGCTTTATGTGTCTAGTTGCAACGTTAGATGCGTTGGCAGCCATTTTTTGAAGACCTACTAACGAATTTTTATCTTGAGAGCTTCCATCTCTAGCTTCGTTTAACCCCGTTACATCACGTATCATTTGTAAATAATATTGATACGTTTGTATAAGCGCTTGTATTTTACCAAGACCGCTAGAGCTATTAAGTTCTTGAATAGGTACTTTGCCTGGATTCATATCACCGTCTTGCGTCATTGATCTACCTACAATAGAACCTGTTTGGAAATACATATTCAAAGCCTCTGCAGGATTATAATTAGTACCATTTCCAAGATCAACCTCAGCTAAACCATCCATGTCTAAGTAAACACCGTCTGGTACCATCCTAGACATTACCTGTTGCAATTTAAGATGTGTTAGCTGAATCATATCTGCAAACCCAATACATTTACTTACAACAGATTCTATGCGTCCCTTATACATTCTAGGGGCACATATTGTGTAGTTCATTTCAACTTTAGTTGTATCAGCCATTGGTCTAGACATATTCTCTGCTAAACTCCAGTCTAATATGGTATTAGTTCCTAAAACTTTAGCGCCAGTATATAAAACCTCTATTGATCTAGATACTCTTTCAAAGTTGTCATTTTCAGGTGGATCAAATGTATCTGGCTTTTCTAAAGCTTTTAATAAACCTGAATCTGTTTGCTTTATTTTAAATACTTGATTATGGTAAGTCTTGTATTCAAAGTACATAACTTGTACGGTGTTTTCATCGTAATTACCCCAACCTGTTATATATTGTCTATTTCCAGGGGTTTCTTGTATTCTTTTTAATTCCTCTTCTGATATACCGGGAAACTCTTTTTTAAGTTCTGGTATTGTTATAGATTTTACTTCACCTACATAGTATATATCCTCAAAGTTTGGATCTTCTGTATATGAGTAAACCATATAAGCAGGATCAACGTAATCAACTGTAATTCCTTCGGCTGTATTAAAATTAGTTTTACCAGCTGCAATACCAATAGTTGTAAGATCCATATTTAATCTACGTCTTACAAGATCATATTTATTTTGAGCAAACACAGTTGATATAGCTTCTTCTTCTGCTATTTCAATTGATTGCTTATAGCTAAGCTGCATATGTAGTTCAAGCTCTTCTTTAGATTCTGGAACTACAACTCCGCTTGGTGATTGATATAAATCAATACCTAGTGTTTGCTTTAAATTGTCTAAATACTCCTTAGCAACCATATCCTCTTGAAGCCTGCTTGCATATTCAGTTCTTCTTTTAACTGAACTAGGATCTTGAGAGTAAGCTTTTATGTCGTAAGACTTTTGTGATATACCGTTAACTACGATGTCTACGAACTTAGATAAAATAGGCACTGGTTTCCAGTCTAAATTAAGATAAGACAAATCACCGTTAATAGATAATTCATCTTTATATTTTTGTACAGGCTGTTCACCTCTAGCGTAAAGTCTTAACGAATGGAAATTATTCCAATTAGTTAGATATCTATTACCTCCAGATCGCCCTTGGTCAAACCACTCATACTCTATCGCTTGCGCAACTTGAGTTCCGTATTCCCAGCTAGCTTTTTCAGCGTCGCTTACTACTTGGCTTGGAAAAGCGCTATTGGTGTTAGTGTATATACCCATTTAACTTATTATTTTTGATGTGACACCTTTGTTGTCGTATTTTTTAATTCCTAAATCTACAGCTTCTCTTCTAACTGGAGCAGACGGAGCGTATCTATTTTTATTGCAAGCCATTAATGCTAAACCAGAACTAATAGAAGCATCATGCTTTGTTCTGTTGTTTATATTGAACTTTGCCCAGTCTTCTAATGTTCTTTGAAAGTACATATCACCGTAGCCTGTAGTTTTTAAACCTACAAAATCCTCTATATAAGATTCAATTGCAGCCGCATGAGCTTGTTTTATATCTTCACTTGAATTTGGTATTCCACCTAACTCTCTTTCTGTTACTGATAATTTATTATATTTTTTATCCGGTCTATTTATAGAGAACTTTCTATAACCTCTTCTTTTTAAATGATATAATAATCTAGGTTTATTATTCTCTGCTAATATTGGCATACCATAAAAAACCAAAGCCATTAAAACATCTTCAAAAAATATTTCAGCGGTTTGTGGTCTAGCTATATATTCTAAAAAGAAGTGATTTGGAGGTACATCCTCCATGCTAAACTTAGTTAAACCGTGTAAAGATCCATTAGAACCTCTTTTATCAACTGTACCTGATATATCGTAGCTATCACAGCCAAAAGCTCCACAATGCTCATTACCTGGATATTTAAGTCCACCCTTTATTATCACACGATTTTGGAGATTTAAAGGTGGAATCCAGGAAACTCTGAATCTACCATTTTTATTTGGCACAAACATAACCTTTGTATCTTTAACCCCGTTCTCCCATTGAAAGCTACCTTGTGTAACTGATATTGAGTTTTTAAGGTCTTCATTAAAATCTATTTGCTCGTATATTTTTGTTAGGTTAAATAGAGATTCTTTAGACTCATCTCTAAACGCGTGTTTAGTTGTGCGTGGAAATTGTCTGTAAAATTCATTTAAACCGTCTTGATCATTTTTAAGACCTTCAACTTCGTTGTTCCAGTACTCTATTACTCCCTGCGTTATAATATCTCCGAAAGGACCTACTGTTTCTTTTTTTGGTGTGTTGAATACAGGAAAGCCATAAGA